CAAGGCATTCCAGACAGGAGACTGGCACGGCCTGGCGCATGACCCGCTCGTCTATGTGGCGGTCCTTGGTGCCGTCCAGGGATTCGTCAGCAAGGACGCAAACGTCACCGGCGGCACATCGGGCCAGCCCTCGACTCCGAAGGCTCTTGCGGACGCCAACCAAGCCCCGGCGAAGGGCACGAACGCACAGGAAGGGGCCAAATAGGTGAAGTTTAACTCCGAAATATCTCTTGGAACCATTCTTCAGGTTGTGGTTTTCCTTTTCGGCTTTATGGGGCTGATTTATCGCCTCGGAGTGTTAGAAACAAAGCTCAATCTGATGTGGAAGCATTTCGAGCAGCAGATGCTCGGAGCCCCAACAGCGCGGGATCGTAAGGAATTTCGCGACACCTGAGACGCAATAGCACGGCCCGCGCCATCGTGTGCTTGCCGCAATAGCAACGCGGATGTAGAAAAGGCGAAGGGCACTTTCCCTTGCCCTATTTCTCGAAATTGGGCAATAATAGGAAATGGGCAAGCGCACAGGCAAACCCCGAGGGCGGCCGAAGGGAACAACGGGAATCCCTCATCGCGTAAACAATCAGGTGTCGAAGGTTGTGAAACGCGCCGTTGCCGTGGCGCTGGGAGATGCTCTTGATAGGCTCGTTACAAAGAGCGAAACCACGATTGAGCAGGTTCTCGATTGCAGTTTACCTTGCAGTTTATGCCAGGGGGTCGGCTGCACCGAGTGCAAGCAAACGGGGTTGCAGGCATTAACGGCGACGGACCGCATTCGCGTGGCGCTGGATTTGCTCACTTATGGGCATAGCAAGAAGCAGACAGTGGACCCCGCCAACGGCGGCGGAGGGGTGACGATTCAGCTTGTCGTGGCGACCGCCAGCCGCAAGGACATCATGCCGGCCAACATCTTGGACCTGGTACAACGTGACTGAGACGGACGCGCTAAAGACCGCCGTCGCGACAATCATTCTTCAGCCGAAGCAATTCCAACTCCTCAAGGCGATCATGAACCAAAAGGCCGACGCCGCCAGTGTCATAGGCTTTGGTGGTTCCCGCGGCGCGGCCAAGAGCGGCGGGGCGCGGCGTGTGGCTATTCTGCTGGCTGATGCCTTCCCTGGCGTCACGATCTGGATTATCCGCCGCGTATGGGACGATCTGAACAAGGATCACGTTCTGGAGATGTGGCGCGAGTTCCCCGACTTTCAGCAGTTCTACCACGCCGGGGAAAAGAAGATCGTATTCCCGAATAAGTCCACTATTTTCTTCATTCATGCGGGAATTGGTGGCAGAGCCAAGCGCAAAGCGCGCGGCCCGCAGGCGCATTTCATCTTCCTTGAGCAGGCGGAGGAGTTCACTGAAGAGGAGATGACGCAGCTTGCCGGCAGCAACCGTGCGCCTGGTTATCCCTCGAACTTCTGCAAGCGCATCTTTACTTTCAACCCAGGTGGCATCGGCACGGCCTATTTGCGGCGCGTCATGTGGCGTCGCATATTCAATGAAAACGAAACGCCCAGCGATTTCATGTTCATCCAGGGCTACGGGTGGGACAATTACGAATGGTTCCGCGGGCTCGGCATCGTTGACCAGGTGACGTTTTATGACGAGTGGACGGACGAACAGCGGTTCGAGTGTTTCATTAGGAAGACGGACTTCGGAAAGAAGTTGAACGGCCTCCCGCCAGGGCAGAGGATCGGTGAGCTGATGGGGAGTTTTGAAAAAATGGCCGGCCAATACTTCTCCGAGGTTTGGGACCAGGAGCTGGTGGTGCTGCCTCAAGATCTCGTGAGCCGGATCATCCAGCCTTGGTGGAGACGCTGGCTGGCGACCGACTGGGGGTTCTCGCACTATGCGGCAACGGGCTGGTTTGCTTCGGGGCTGCTATCGCCGGCGGACTGCCTGGGCTATTTCGGCATCGAGACGACTATGCCGGTTCGAATCATCATTCAGTATCGTGAGTTCGTGGGCAGCGACATCGAGGAGCCCTTGTTGGCGCAGACGATTGCAGCGAAAACCCCAGATACCGAGAAACGGGAAATCCGCGACCATTGGATGGGGCATGACGCATGGGCAAAACGTGGCAGCGCGAACACGGTTGTTGAGCAGATGGAGCCGATTCTGAGGCGTGAGGGTATGCCCGTATTATCCCACGCTGACATAGATCGCATTGGAGGCTGGAGGCTAATGTACAACTGCCTCGCCAGTGCACGAAGATTCAGGAAGTGGTCCGGGACTCCATATATCGAGAAGCCTGAAGATCAACCGATGTTTTTTGTCTCTGCTGCGTGCCCGGACACCGTGGATTCGATTCCGCTCTTGATGTGTGATTCTACCGACGATCCAGATGGGAACCCATTAGACGTCAGGAAAGACCAGGGGAAAATGCACGATGACGTAGGGGATATGGTACGATACGGCCTGAAATCGTACTTGCGGGCACAGCCAAAAGCGCCGCGGGAGGTGATTGAAATGGAGACGTATCAGCGTTACCAGGACCCCACGGCCCGAGCGATGGCGATATTAAAGTTGCGTGCGGACAGCGATTCGGGGCAATATATACGCAGGAGACCGCGCGCGTGAAACAGCAATGCAACCAACAATCGAGATCGATTCCGCAGGAACGGCCTCGGGTTTTCACGCCGGCCGAGTTCGACGCACTGACCCCAGAGGATCAAGACTATTGGAACACTCGCCAATTTACAATCCAGGAGCGGCCCTACACGATCATCCAGCGCGCCAGGGGGGCAGAACCTCGGCGCACGCTGAAAGATCGCTTCGTGTGCTGGCTGATCGGCGGGCACGTTGCGGCCATTCGCGCGGAGGTCGACCAGATCAAGCGTCTATCCTCGGAGGATGAAAAGACAATTTCAGCACTCGCGTCGGATCTCAACATGCTGAGAAACGAGGTTCGCGACATGCACGAGCCGCAACCGGCGGCGGAAACGGGGTGGTCCAGTGGCCGGCCGTTGAATCGTGGAAATGCCCGCACATTCGTTGCGGAAAGACCGAGAGGAGCATAACATGCCAGGAATTTCAGAATTGATGGGCGGGATGGCTTCCGGCAAGATGGCCGGAAGCGGTGAGCACAAGCCGATGGGCGGGGAACACAAACCCCCGATGGGCGGCGGCGGGGTGCCTGAGCACATGGCGGCGATGCACAAGGAGATGGGCGGGAAACACTTCCACGGCCACTCCGACGGCTTCTCGCATACTTCGCACCACGTCAAAGAGGACGGTAAGGTGGAAGGACCACAGGAGCACGAATCGGCCGAAGCGATGGCGGACCACATGAAGGGCGTCATGGGCGACGGCGAAGAATCGGGCGGCGGGAGCGGCTACAGCGGTGGCGGCTCGAACTCGCTCATGGATTAATGTTCGCAACATCGAGAGACAGACGGACTTGAAGGAGAGATAAATCGATGGCAAACAGAACAAAATTCGCGGGCATGTTTAACGCGATCGACTACAACTACGGTGGAACTGCGCCTGGCGGCTCGCTTCCCCCCGGATTCACGGTATCTTCCCCGGCAGTGCCGAGCGGCGTTCAGACGCTGCTACTCGAAACCGGCCTGATGATCCTCACGGACGGCAGTTCGTTCGGCCCGTTGGCAACGAACGCACCGGTGCTGGTGGGCGGCGGTTCCAACCAGGAGACGGTAACCCCGACGTCGGTGACGAACAACGGCAGCCAGATTTACAACACGGCCGGATTCACCGCGAATTTCGCGAACGCGCACGGCACGGGAGACCCGGTAGCGTCGGCCACGTTCGGGCTTCAGGAAGCTCTCAACGCATGTTTGGCGGCTGGCGGCGGCTTGGTCATCGTCGATGCGTCCTGGGGCGCGGCGGGTGGAACCACGGCCATGATTACGGCGGCCACAATTCCGGCGGGTGTGACGCTCTCGGACAACCGTACCGGGGGATTCGGTGGCGGGCTGTACATGTTCAACGTCGCGCTGACGAACGCGCAGGTCAAGGCGACCAATTCCGCGCCTCCGTCAACCATTGCGGCGCCGGGCGCCGGCAATGGTTGGCAGATCATCGATATGACGCTGGAGAATAAATACCTCACGGCGGCATTCGCGAACGGCGGCGCGCTGGCGCTGTATTACGGGACGGATTCGACGGGCGTACTCGGAACCGCGACGGTGGCGGCGACGTTCCTCACTTCCCCCACGGCCAACGAGATCATCACTGTGGCGGGCGCGCTGGCGGCGAATCTTTCCAGCGCGATCGTGAACAAAGGTCTGGTGCTGGCGAACCCCACGGCGGACTTCATCACGGGTGCCGGCTCGATGGTCGTTCGCGTGACGGCCCGGTTGCTTACCGGCCTGTAAGGTGTAGAATGGCTGTAATCCTGAGTGAACGGGGCGATAGGGAACTCGGGGGAGGGACCTTCGCTCCGTCACTTAGGCATTTGAACAGTCCCGAGTTCAAACTCGGCAACATTCTCAGCGAGGTGATGCGTGCCCGCAGTGAGCAAGAAGCAGCAGGAAGCAATGGCAATCGCGGAACACGATCCGGGGAAGCTGGACCGGAAGAATCAAGGACTCTTGAAAATGAGCCATGAGCAGCTTCATGACTTCGCGTCGACTCCGCGGTCTGGGTTGCCGGATCGCGTCGGCAAGATCAAGCGAGCGGCGGAACGGCGATGACGGCGCGCGAGAAGGTCGCCGAAGTTGAGCGCCAGGTCCTCGGAGGCTGCACGACATTTTCCTGCCCCTTCTGCGGCCTCGAAACAACCCCGAATGAGGGCATATTGTGTTGCGAACCGGCAGCGGACGTTATTCTGCTCACGCTTGAATATGTGGCGTTCAAGGAGCAACAGGCGGTCATGAACAAAGTGGTGGACCGCATCATTTCGGAGCCACAGACCCCGAGGATGCTGATAAATTGATTCCCGCCCCCCCGTTTGAAAACAATCTCGGGACGGACGCGGAACGAACGAACCCGCCGTCTCAAGGCGCGACACAAGTTCAGACATTCGGCGACAACAACGTCGAACTCCCCGAGGAACTGCAAAACGCCGGACTTGCGCTCTTGCATAAGGCTCAAGAGCAGGACCTCTACCAGCGGCGCCGGGAGGTGCTGCGCGACCGTCTCAACCGTTTCTATGAAAGAGGGATGCAGCATGTCTATCCAGACTTTACAGCTGGAGGTTTTGTCGTCGGAACACCCGGAGGATGGGTCCCTGACGGCGACCGTGAGTTGCAATGCGGGAATTACATTGAAGATTACAACATCTTCGGACGCGCTCTCCAAATTATCATCGCCAAACTTACTGAAACTCCTCCAGGAGTTGACTTTCAGCCTGATAGTGGAAATAATTCAGTCGATCTGCAGGCATCCACGGCAGCCGAGGCTTACCGGCTGTTATACGATCGCCGGAACGACAGCAAAGACACGCTGACGGCAATCGTTCGGATGATGGGTGTGTCAGGCCGCACAGTCACATGGACGCGCACAATCGCGGATGAGCAGCGCTGGGGAACCAACCAGCAAGGCAAGCCGGTGGAAGCCGAAATCACTACGGTTTACGGCACGCTCGAAAACAAAGTCCCAATCCTCGCGCGGTCGATGCAGGATTGGCCGTATTGTATCCTGAGCGAAGACCCTCATATCTTGATGGCAAAGAAAGAGCATCCTCTTTTCGCTGAGAAGATCACCGAAGAGGGAGACGCGGGCACGCCGGACGCGCAGTTCGAGCGCATGGCGCGGCTCGGGGCGCTTCAGGGCAACACGGCGTCGTTTCAGATCACGGACACCTACGACCATTACGCCGAACGCAAGATTTGTTTCTTCCGGCCGGCGATGTATCTAGACAAGGAGTTCGACTCCGAATACGACGGGCGCACGCTGCGCGATTGGTTCACGCAACTCTTTCCCGATGGCTGCCAGATGACGTTTATCGGTGAAGTTTACGTTGGCTCACTGAATAAATCGATGGATGATTCCCTGAGCGTCGATTTCCCGTATGCGGGCGACGGGATGAGCCGCATGGCGATCATGGACCCGGCGGTGGTGCTTCAGGACCGTTTCAACGACGACATGAACCTGTACGCGGAGTGGAAAGATTTCGGTGCGCCGTCAACTTGGATTCGAGGAACGAAGGTCGAGATAGCCGCCGTCAACGACCAGACCGCATCTCCGTTCTGCTTCCGGCCGGCGTTAGAATTGACCGGGATTGCTCGGGACCGTCCATTGAGCGACATGTTTTGGCGCGAGCCGGAGCCGAATATCCCCGCATCGTTCATGCAGCACACGGAGTATCTCGCCACTCAGCTTTTGCAGTTTATTCTCGCGATTCCATCCGCGGTGCAGGGTGCGGGTATGCCAGATCAGAAGACAGCCAGCGGCTATCAGGCGGCGCTCGTACAGGCGACGGGGCAGTTGGGCGTGATCTGGGGCGCGGTGCAGCGGCTCATGGCGAATGTATACCGACAGGCTGCTTTACTGGCGGCGGAGCGTGATCCGCAGATTCTCGTGATTCCCAGCCCGAAAGGTGCGGTCACGCTTGACACGGCCGCGCTCGGCAAAGGGCATTTTCTGGCGCATCCCGACGTCGATAGCGGATTCCCCGAGTCCACGATGCAGCAGCGCGCCACGTTGACAAACATTTTCGGGATGGCCGCACAGTATCCGCAGGTAGCCGAGGCTTTATTCGAGTCTCCCGACAATTGGGACTTCTATTTCAAGACATTCGGAGTTTCGGAGATCGTCATTCCCGAGGCCGTTGTACGCCGCAAGCAACTCGCCGAAATCGAGGAACTGCTTCAGCAATCGCCGATCAAGCCGACAGAGGAAGAAGTGCAGGCGGCTCAAGATCAGGCTTCCATGCAAGCGCAATCGCAGCACGCTCAGGCGACAATGCTGCACTCGGCCGGACAGGGTGCTCCTCCGCCGCCCTACCAGGAACCGCAGCCTATTGACCCAATGTCGCTCGCGAAATCCTCGATCACACCGGAGATGCTCGACTATCATCCGTGGGAGTTCGAAGAGTGCCGGGAATTTCTTTCGAATTACCCGAAGGTTGAGCAGGAGCTGGCGAAGGGCAACCCAGATGGAATCATGAACGTCCGTCTGCATGCTATGGAACACATGCAAATGGGGATTCAGATGGCCGCGCAGCAAGCGGCGCTGAACCCTCAACCCGCAGTTGCACCACCGAAGAAAGCCGGTGGGCCTCCGGAAAAGAAGCAACCGCAGGCGCAACCCGCCGCGGCATAGGAGAATCATGGAAGATGTACTCGATCTGACCGCAGAAGACACGCAGGTAGACGAACCTCTTTTGGGTGAACAACCCGCAGAAGGCGAACAGCCCGAAGCACAGGCAGACAAAACGGGCCCGGTTGAATTATTCAACGGCGGCAAGCTGTCGGAGCCGATCAAGTCCGCGATCACGAAGCTAAAGGGAGAGTACCCAAGGGTGGCGAATCAGCTTACCCAGGCTCTATTTCGAGTTTCGGAATTGGATCGCAGCTTCCCCGGCGGCTTGACTGAAGTGAAAGATACCCTCTCGAAGATCGAGGAATACGGCGGTCTCAGCGGTATCGAAGACAAGATGGCTGGGGTTAA